TAAAAAATTAACAAACTTTTTAATTGTTCATATTTGAACAAGAATTATTATAATAAGCTGATGGTTAAATCACATCCGTTATGGGTATTGAATATTTAGAGTCATAACGGATACAACCATCAAGAGCAGCAAGTTATAAAAAATTAACAAACTTTTTAATTGTTCATATTTGAACAAGAATTATTATAATAAGCTGATGGTTAAATCACATCCGTTATGGGTATTGAATATTTAGAGTCATAACGGATACAACCATCAAGAGCAGCAAGTACTATAGTTAATTTTAAAACGCAGTCTAATGTGTTAATGTACATTTAATTTCCTTAACCACTAGCGGCATTAGAATGCGCTAGTGGTATCTTTTGGTTGTTTATATTTAAAGCATCTTAATAATTGACGGCTTTAAGAGTACAGAGTTTAATATAAAAACGCCCTAGGCGGAGTTAAGTTCCTAGGGCAAAATTATTTTGCATGGATAAAGGGAAAGTATCAGACGATTAGCCACTAAAGTCAAACCAAACGTCAGTTATTTACAGGGAGTAAATTACATGTGTTTTATGTTAATGCTGGCTGCATTTCGCGACCAGGCCAAGGATTCTAATGGGAAGTATCGACTAACAGGAATTGAGACCGCTGTTTACGCCAGGATGGCCTTATATGCCAGCGAGGACGGAACTAATATTTATCCTGGCCTTAACACTCTAGTTGCTGAACTTAAGTTTTCTAAGAGTACTATTCAACGAACTATAAAAGCTTTATTAGATAAAAAACGGATAGTTTTAATAAAGCAGGGCAACAGTCAAACGCATAAAGCTAACGAATATAAAATTAACCTGTCGTTACTTCCAAGGCACGTAGCTATTCAAATGCCTACTTATACTGACGCTGTGGATAACTATGTGGATAACATGCCAATTTCTATGTATAACCCTGTGGATAATTCTTTACCTATAGTCCCAGAGAACATAGGAGCTGTACCCAGAGAGACCAGGGGGGCTGTAGTCACAGCGCCCACCCATAATCATATATCACAATCATTAAATAAAAATCATATGATTAAAGAGCAACAAATTGATATAAAAAATGATTTGTTGATGATGAAGGTAAATAAGAAATCGGTAGATAGGTGGGTTAACGAGTTTGGGTTTACTGCACTAACTGAAATAATTGTAGCTATGAGAGAACACGAAAAGAAAAAAGGGATCCAAATAAAAAACAAGGGGGCTTATCTTAGGAAAATCTTAGAACAACAAAAAAGCAGACATTAATAGCCATAAAAAATTTAGCCCATACGGAAACCCAGGGAGGACCGTAAGGGCTAAATATCAGCCATGATTAATTAACAATTTAGGATATTCTCATTAAGCTAACCTAAAGAAGTTCTATAAGCTCCTTTAGGTCAGGAGTAATCTGTTAGCGGTCTTTCAAATCACTAACAGATCTAAGAATAAAAAAATGCAGTATAATGGTAATATTTTAATTTGCCTCTTGCAAGTCATTTGTGCTGATTTCTTCAAACACTGTGTTAATAGGCAAACTATTAATCTTTTGTTGCTTATCAATTTTTTTATCAAGCTGCCTTATAACATCAGCGAAATCTTTTGCTAGCATATGATCTAAACTGTTAATTTTTAGATAATTACATAACGCTATTTCTTCGCTATCCGACAATATTATTTTGCTTTTAACAATATCTAATTGTTCAGCAGTAACGGTAGCGCCGACATCAACTAGATCTACAACACTAACAACATCTTTCGGCTCTTTACCTTCCATTTCTTCAAAGGTTGGATGCACACCAAGAACATCTGAAAAAGCTTTCCTAAGTGCTTGAGCCTCTGTACATTTAGCTATTTGTCCAAAAGGTCTTTTTGCCCACATAGCATTAGGGGTTTCATCAACTTGTGATGTTCCTTTTATTTTACCCTTGTTTGCGTAGTTTTCTTTCCAATACTCTTTGGCAGAAAAGAAAGAGCTTTTACCGCTAGTAGGATTATATTTTTCTACAGTCATCTTACACCATTCAGGATAAGATATTTCTATAGTTCCCAACCTTTCTGTTATCGTTGGACCGTATTCAGGTTCGCTAATTCCCAAATATAGCCCAGTTCTATCAGCGTCAATACGATATGATGCAATACCAGGCATTAAAACATCCCTATATTCATAACTACCAGTTTGACTGTTTTTTACACTCATAGGCACAATATGAACAGGTTTTGCTATTGGATCATACTTTTTAGCTTTACAATATGCTAAAACCATTCCTATAGATTCATCTTTAGCGCCAGGATAAATCGAATTTTTAAGGGTATAATAGATATTGCTATCAGTATCCGCTAAAAGTTCTGTTAACGTTTGTTTTGGTTTAATTGGCTTTACATTTGAGCTAAGCATTTTAATCCCCCTGCTTGATTATCTAATTCTTTCATTTTTGCCCAATTAGGTAATGATATTAATTGGAATTTTTCTTCATACCCTGGCCATTCTTTATATCTTACACATTCAGTATATAAAGCTGCACCATCTAGATATTCTAGTCTGCCTTGCGCTAACGAGCCTTCGTCTAAAGTAAAGCAGGCTGTTAAATAAGGCGGTTTTTTCTCAACTACGAAAAAGGCAAAGAATCTTTTTTTACCATCTAATTGTTTTAATGCGTCTATCTGCATAGCAGCTTGTCTATGATAGCCATACTGATAAATAGAATTTGAAAACGCTTTAATTGAATCAGTGGTTTTAAGATCAATTATTAATTTATCATTAAAAATATCTGGCCTTGATCTAAGTGGTGTATCAAATGTGCCACCTTCCCAAAATATAGATTGCTCAACTTTACCGTCTTTTAGCTCGTTCCAAACAGGATGTGCAGCTATAACGTTAGCCATGTCTTTAATATCTTCCCATTCGCCAGTTCTTAAAATATCTCGTCCATTAGCTGTAATCTCAGCTTGAGCGTAAATCTCTTTACCAATCTTTGTAGATAAATTCACTGATTCTGTCATACAATAAAAGGTATTATCGAATTTTTTTGGCTCTAATACAAGTGTATGAACAGCACGTCCGAGCTTATATTTTTCTGCTTGTTTCTTTAATTCTTTCTCGTCTAACTCTGTACGTTTTACGTGATATTCGTAGTAATACCGTTTAGGACAATCTAGTATCAAATTGATACCAGTTGAGCTAATGCTATTATCTGCGTGGTATTCGTTAATGTCTAAATTGTCGTATATACCGTTTATCATATTATTTCCTCCTGGTTCAATTCTAATTGATTAAATAAATCTTCTATTGCCTCGAATTCGGTATCACCTTTTCCAAGGCAATCGCCACCCGAATAATTGTCTAGGTTGGCTATCCAGTTAAAAAACGGACGCTCTTGGACATATTCTGTATTGATAGTATAAGTTCTCATTATTTGCCTCTTCTTGTAATTTTTATGTTTTTGTGTAATAATAACTACATTGTAATACAAAACGACACAATGTCAAGAGGTAGTTTATAAAAATGTTGGATAAAACAGAAAAAGAGTTATTAGGAACTCCTTTAAGTGTGAGATTGACATCCATAACGCGTAATAAATTAAGCGTACTTGCACGTAAAAGGGGCATGTCGCCATCTAGCTTGGCTAGATTTTGGCTGGAAGAAAGAATTAAAAAAGAAGATAATAATAAAAAGGGGGATTGAATATGGCAAACATAGATACATTACAAATGTACAAAGAATACTTAGAAGGTGGTTATACTGAGGCTCAGGCAATGACAGCGGTAAAGTCCTTAGGAGTTTATCATTCTGATTTAGTAACCAAAGAAGATTTATTATTAACCAAAAATGAGTTTACTAATGGATTACAAATGCTAGAAAAAGACTTAAAAATTTTCTTCGTGTACTCCTTAGGAAGCACATTATTAGTAGGTTTTATATTACCGATTATTGTAGCAATCGTTTTAAAGTACTTTAGGATAATATAAAAAAGGGGGATTGAATATGGCAACATCAAACGCATTAGTTTATTACCATGAATTAGTTAAAGCAGGAATACCAGACGAACAAGCATTTAATCAAGCAATGGCATTTGATAATGCTATTAGTCATTTGGCAACTAAAGAATATTTACAACATCTGGAAACTAGAACTGACTCTAAATTTGATTTAGTTAGAAAAGATATTGCCAATCTGGAAACTAGAATTGACTCTAAATTTGATTTAGCAAGACAAGACTTAAAAACAGAAATTGGTTTACTTAGAAGCGAGATGAGCATTAACCACCGTTGGATTATGGCATTTTTAATAGCTGGTTTAGGCGGAATAATTGGCATGCTTTGTAAATGATTAATAAACTATAATATAACAAGGAGGTTCATATTATGAAGCGCAGATGTACAGCCTGTAACGGCAATAAAAAGATTATGAAACTAGGGATGATAATGGGTGAATGCGGCATCTGTAAAGGCACAGGCTTAGAAAAAACCCCAGACGAGCCATGGAGTGGCGATAGCATTACTTTAAATGATGGGGAAGTTAAACCAACAATAGACAAGGATGTCACCAATGACGCAAAAAGAGAAGAATCGCGAGAAGTTAAAAAAACAGATAGCAAAACTACCCCCAATCAAGTTAAGCGTAAAAAGTAAACACACTAGTGGCAGACCAACAAATTATACGGAAGCATTAGCAAATAAAATTTGCCACAAGGTATCCACTTGCACAGATGGTATGCGCAGAATGTGTGATTCAAATCCAGACTTTCCTTGTTGCCAAACCCTTATGGAATGGCGCTTTAATTACCCAGAATTTGCTGCACGCTACGCACAGGCTAAACTTATTCAGGCCGATCTATTCGCAGAACAAATTATAGATATTTGTGATGAACCAAAAATTACTAGTGAAGAAATACAACACGCAAGACTACGAGTTGACACTCGTAAATGGTTAACATCAAAACTAATACCAAAAATTTATGGCGACAGAGTTCATAGTGAATCAACAGTTAATATTAAACATGAGGATGCGCTGGAGCTTTTGAAATGAGGCCATTACCAGATCTGCAAGGACCGAATTGGCCGCCTATTATAAACAACAAAGAATTTGATGCGCTAACTCCAGGAGACTTTTATGCATTAGCTGTAATGTTCTACGAGTTTATGACACCAAGCACCATTGATGTAACGCCAATTACTTTGGCAGAATTTAAACAAAAGTTAGAAGGAGTGTTAAGAGAATGAGTGAATTAAATGCAAGTGATTTGGTAAGTGAAATAGTACAAAACCTCTATGAGATAGAGGAAACGCTAGAAAATATAAGCCCACTTACAGGATGTGGGTATACAGCGGAGTGTTTTAATAAATTAGCAAAAAAGATAGAGCAAGCAAAACGATTGGCCTTTAGTTTGGCGAGCTTTTTTACTTTAGAAGAGAATATTAAAAGATTACAATTAATACGTAAAAAACACGAATCCCATCAAAAGCAAGCACCAATAACAAGGATAAAAGATGAACTATAGTGTGCGCTCGCATAGCTTTGAGCGATTATTAGAGCTAATTAACGGTAACTTTGAAGGGCGTGTACTTATAACCGTAACAGAATTGCCAGATTATATTAAACAATTACCAACTAAGCAGCAGCAGGTAATAAACTTTTTTTATCGAGACGGCTTAACTTTTAGAGAAATAGCCACTACGTTTGGAGTGAGCTGGTCGAGGCCGTCTCAAATTAGAGATAACGCTATAAAGAGTTTACGGAAAAAAGCTTCGTATAAATGGAATGATAAAATGATGGACGAAAAAAACAATAAGTCATACGATGACTGATGACGAGATTAAGACACGCCAACTTTTAAAAGACAACTTTATACATTATGCTTCGCGTTGTCTTAAAATCCGCACTAAGCAAGGTGAGATTGCGCCGTTTGTCTTAAATAAAGCGCAGCAGTATATACATGAGCGATTAGAAGATCAAAGAAGACAAACAGGTAGAGTTAGAGCACTGATCTTGAAAGGAAGACAACAGGGCTGCTGTTTTTCCCCTGATATGCGCGTGCTAACAGCTGATTATAAATGGTTGCCCATAGGAACAATTAATGTGGGAGATAAACTAGTTAGTTGTGATGAAAATTCTGCTGGGATTACCAAAATAGGGCGCAAACAATCAAGAAAATTTAGGACTTCTGTCGTAGAAGCGAAGGCTACTTTCTATAAACAGACTTATGAAATTTTATTTGATAATGGTGCAAGACTAGTTGTAACCCCAGAACATAGGATGCTTTGCAAACAAAGGGGTGGCTGTGAGCAAAGGTGGCGGCGTGTAGCCGACTTTAAGGTTGGGGATCATGTAAGGGTGGTTATGCGGCCGCCAAACTATAAGTCATCTTACGAGGATGGCTGGATGGGTGGAATTATCGATGGCGAAGGAAGTATGCGAGGTAAAAATGGTGGCACAAAAAGAATTAGTGTACACCAAACAGCTGGCCCAGTTTTAGATAGAATAAAGGCATACTTTAAAAGCATTGAGATGCCTTATTGTGAAGTTCTAGATCGTAGAACTTCTGGGATAAGCAGCAAGCTTGGGGATAAGCCAGTACATCGCTTAGATATCCATAGGCTTCCTTATATAATGGAGTTATTTTCAAGATGCAGACCAACTAGGTTTACTGAGGATGAGTGGCACTTGGGGCATGAGTTACCAGGGAAGGCAGCTACAGATGGTATCAAGCCTTGGGCAAAAATAATCAAAATAACTCACCTAAAAAAACAAAGAGTTATAGATTTACAAACAAGCAATAAAACATACGTATGCGAAGGACTAGTATCGCACAACTCAACTTATGTGGGCGGACGCTTCTATCATAAGACCACCCACAATAAGGGGACACAATGCTTTATCTTAACTCATGCATTAGATGCTACCAATAATCTATTTAAGATGGCGCAGCGGTTTTATCAGAATACCCCAAACTTAGTTCAGCCTGATATTAGCACCAACAACTCTAAAGAGCTTATCTTTGGGCGGTTAGATAGCGGATATAAACTAGGAACAGCCGAAAATAAAGCGGTTGGGCGCTCCAGTACTATTCAATTATTCCATGGCTCTGAGATTGCCTTTTGGGCAAATGCTCACGAGCATACTAAAGGTATACTGCAAGCCGTGCCAGACGCAACAGGAACAGAGATCATATTGGAATCAACCGCTAACGGGGTTGGTAATTACTTTCATCAGATGTGGCAAAAAGCAGAGGGCGGCATGTCTGATTTTATAGCTATCTTTGTTCCATGGTTCTGGCAAGACGAATATAAAAGACAAACGTCGCCGGACTTTAAACCTAATCATATAGAGTTACGCTTAATTGAAGCTTATCGGTTAACCTTAGAGCAGATAGCCTGGCGGCGATTTAAAATTACTGATTTATCAGTTAACGGTCAAGACGGGGAGAAAAGCTTTTGCCAGGAATATCCATGCAATCCAAATGAGGCTTTCCAACTTAAAGGCGAGAATTCATTTATCGATTCAAGCGTTGTCATGAGAGCAAGGAAATGTGCAGCAGAAAAGTACGGGCCACTAATTATGGGGGTAGACCCAGCTCGCTTTGGCGATGATCGCACATCCATTATATTTAGACAGGGGCGTGTCGCTTTTGGATTACAAAGCTATACCAAGAAAGACACAATGGAGGTAACTGGCATTGTTCATTCATTGATTGAACAGCATCGGCCTTTAAAGGTGTTTGTTGATGTCGGCGGATTGGGAGCTGGTGTTGTCGACAGGCTTAATGAATTAGGCCACAAGGAGGCTGTCGTTGCGGTTAACGCTGGTTCAAAAAGCTTAGACGACCAGAAGTATTCAAATAAGCGTGCTGAGATGTGGGGTAAGTGCGCCAATTGGCTAGAGGATATCCCAGTACAAATACCAGATGTAGACAGCTTACATGCAGATTTATGCGGTATACGCTATAGTTTTGATTCCAACTCTAGATTGGTTATGGAGAAAAAGGAAGATATGAAAAAGAGGGGAATCAGGTCGTCAGACGAAGCGGACGCGCTTTGTTTAACTTTTGCTTATCCTGTTACGGCATTTAGGGAACAGCCAAACCCAAGCGCACCAATACTTAAATCATTGGCGCAAGATTTTAATACTAAACTGACAGCCATTAGGAGGTCTAGAAAATAATTAAGGCCAAAAAGCTACCGTTAGTGTTTTTGCAGAACTACTAACGGCTAATAAAGAACATCAAATAAATTATACTGTAATCATAACTTTAATCAAACTTTGAATCTATTCTTTTTTCTAGGCTATTTAAATCTTCTTTAGTGGCTGCGCATAAATTTTGGGTTGGCTTAAAAGACAAACCAGAAAAACAGCATCCAAGGAATCAAGATGTAATTGATTGGTTAAGTAATAAAGAATTTGACCCAACTACAGCAAAGCGCATGGCTAGCTTTATTAGGCCAGAATGGGCAAAAAAAGGACCTCCCAAAAAACAATAGGGTCTACCTTAATTTCCTTAATTTTCAATGCGTTATGGCTTTATGAACCCTATTATAAAGAACAATAGGGTCTACCTTAATTTCCTTAATTTTCAATGCGTTATGGCTTTATGAACCCTATTATAAAGAACAATAGGGTTCGGTATCTTATTTAATTATTTAAAAAAACATTCATTATCTGTATTAGATGCAATTGGCATTTTTTATACGGAGATAAACAATGAAAATATTACGTCTTAAAAATGTTTTAAATAAGACTGGTGATTCTAGATCGGGTCTTTATTTAAAAGTCTCTAAAGGTGTTTTCCCTAAACCTATAAAACTTTCAGCCAGATCGGTTGGCTGGCTTGAGAGCGAGGTAGACAACTGGATAGATCAACGGATTGAAGCCACTAGAGGCAACCATAGGGAAAAAATATGAATCACCAAAAAGCTACCTTCAGAAGCAGCACAATTATTGCTATGCAGGCTTTTTCTAGCATACCGAACTTAGCATCAAACTTTGAATCTATTCTTTTTTCTAGGCTATTTAAATCTTCTTTAGTGGCTGCGCCGTCAAATGAGGCATTCAAGGCCTTTACAGCCGTAATTGCTTGGCTTTCTGTGTAGCCCCCAGATAAATATTCTTTGTATACTTGTAATGTATCTATGTGTGCCATTCTTATCCCCATTTATAGTTATTTCCTTAGATTTTACTATACTAAAAACTTAGATATAAGGAATGTATCTATCTAAGTAGTTCAACCACCAGAAAAGGATTTCAAATGGTAGCTAAAAAGCACACGGATAAGTTAAACGAAATCAAGAAAAATATTGAGCACGCGCACGAATATTTTATAAAGAATGTTAATCGCTTTAATGACTTTATGAAGTTTGTCTTCCAGACTTCGTTATCGTCCGATGACATCACTAAATTAGATGTGCTACAAAAACCTGCAATAGAATTTAACATCTTAGAAGCGATGATTTCAAGGCTAAGAGGCGAGTTCGCGAAACAAGAACCATCAATAGTGGCAAGAGCTGCCGACGGTGTGCGAATTGAAGAGCTAACCCCAGAATTTTTACAAACATTAGAAATAATAGAGGCGCATTTAAGAGAGATTTTCTTTGACGCCTCCAACGATGCACTAGAGTATAACATTTATTCAGACTTATTAGCTGGTGGTTATAGTGTTGTCCACGTTTATACAGGCTACATTAACGAGCTATCTTTTGAGCAAAATATTAAAGTAGAGCGAGTATTCGATCCAACTTTAACTGGCTTCGATCCGTTAGCCAGAGAATCACATAAGGGCGATGGTAATTACTGCTTTCAGTTAATCCCTAAATCAAAAGAAGATTTTGAAGAAGAATTCGGTAAAGGCTCGGCCGACAATATGAAGTTTGAAAGATCGAGCCATGTAGGCGATTTTAATTGGAGCTATTTAAATCAAGATCAAGAAATCATACTGGTTGCCGATTACTACTGCAAGAAAAAGAAGAAAGAGAAGATCGTAAAACTTTCTAACGGCCATACTATTGTTAAAAAACATTATGAGGAATTCCTTAAACTATGGGGTAATCAAGGGTTTATTGAACAAGCCCCCATTCTTATAGATGAAAGAGAAACCATTATCGAAACAATTGATCGCTATATGGTTTGTGAAGATAAAGTACTGTCTCACGAAGAAACATCCTATAAGTTCTTCCCGTTAGTATTTATTGATGGCAATAGTGTGGTAATTAGAGAAAACGAAGATGGTGCATCAATGCAGATGACCAGGCCTTTTGTTTATCATGCTAAAGGTGTGCAACAACTTAAAAACTTCTCAGGACAGACCGTTGCTGCCGAAATTGAAAACATGGTGCAACATAAATTTATGGTAGCAGTTGAGTCTATACCAGAGGATTATGCGGACGCTTATAAAAACGTACAGCAAGCATCTACGTTGGTTTATAACGCATTTTATAAAGATAATCCAGAGCAACCATTACCGCCCCCAAGAGAAGTTCAACGAACCCCTACTCCCGACATTGTTAATATGACTTTTATGGGGACCGATCAGGTTACCCAAACTATATTAGGTACGTATGATTCCATATTAGGAACTAACGATAAGCAAATATCAGGGGTCGCCATACAGCAAGGAGCAATGCAATCTAATGCTGCGGCCATTCCTTATTTACAGGGCTATATTAGAGGCTTAAATAGGGTTGCCCAAATAGTTGTTGACTTAATTCCTAAGTATTATGTAACGCCTAGAAGCTTACCAGTAAAGGCGCCTGACGGTAAGCGCTCTTACCAAATTATTAATCACCCAAATAATCCTGAAAGCGTAGACTTTAGTTACAACCCAAATAGTTTACAGATTAAGGTTGAAGCAGGGGTTAGTAGCGCAGTACAAAAACAAGTAGCGCTTGATCAAATAATTAGAATGATGCAGTCCAGTCAATTGTTTGCTGAGTTTATTAATACTATGGGGCTAGAAACAATTCTAGATAACATGGACATTAGAGGTATTGAGGGGCTTAAGGCTCAAGCCGTTCAGTTTATGAAGCAATTAGAAGAACAAAAACAACAACAAGCACAGCAAGGCAATCCTGAAGAAACCGCAATGCGTGAGCAAACTGAGGCCATTAAACAAATTGAGATGGCTAAGATTCAGCAACAACAACAAAAACAAGAAGGAGAGCTAGCTATCCAAGCTGCTAAAGTTGCTAATGAGAAGACCTTAACTGATGTTAAGTTTATGCAGATTATGGCGCAAATTAATCAGAACCAAATCAAACTTGGAATTGAGCAAGAAAAGGTTGATTCCGAAAATGCTAGAACTGCGGTGGAGCATGTAATTAAAAGTGCAGAAATAGCCCACAAACATAGGGAAGAATAGTGTTAGACAAGGGATATGTCTGCGTCTTGTCGGATTGTAAAGATGCGATAAGGGATTTGATTGCAAAGGGTCAACAGGTAGATGCAATTGTTACTGACCCGCCGTATGAACTTGGGTTTATGAACAAAGGCTGGGATAAGTCTGGCATTGCTAATGATGTCGAGTTATGGAAACTATGCCTAGAGGTATTAAAGCCAGGTGGCCATTTATTAGCGTTCGGCGGTAGCCGCACTTATCATAGGATGGCCTGTGCAATTGAAGATGCCGGGTTTGAAATTCGGGATCAAATCATGTGGGTTTATGGAAGCGGTTTTCCT